GCTTTGCAGTTAAACCGACACCAATAGGTTGATCTCTTTTTCTTTTTGCGGGCATAGATTAGACAGGTTTGACAGTGGAACCGGGATACTTAGATGCACGATGTAAAACATCATTCCATCCAGGATGAGACTTTTTAAGTTTGTCATAAACTTCTCCGAGTTCACCGCAACCGGGTGCAGTGCTTGGATCACTCCAATCTCTTTGCCATTCAGGATTGTCCTCTAACCACTGAGTCCATTCATGTACGCTAAGTTTGACATCCTTTTGTTCACCAGTTTCCTTATTAATTACAGGATATGTAGCCATAGAAATTAACTCACGATATTATATTTATTCACCATTCCAATGCTTCCGCAATGGAAGGAAACTGTTCTTTAAAGATACGCTTAGCATCATTAGCAATATCCATATGCTCCTTCTGTGTGCCGTTTGCAGAGCGCAAATCAATGTAATGGATCCATGAGCGGATAGAACCCGTCATGTAGAGTCTGGTGGGCACAGCGAGGGGAAGGACGAAGCGAGCACACTCCTTGGCGATCCCTTCACGAAGAAGTTCATTGTACAGATCCATACCTTCATTGAAATAGTTTTCAATGCGTTGATTCAAGAACTTGATTTGTTCAGGATCGATATCATCAATAGAGTTCTGACGATTCTTTTCATCCTGACGACGAAGTTCAGGAAGAGGAATACCAGCATCCAACCAGTTTACATCAGCATACCTTTGCGAAAATTCTTGATATGTGAAACTCCTATGCCGAAGCACCTGGGCCGCGATACCACGACTGGTGTTCAGTTCCAGAGTCATGAATGCTTGTTCAAAAATACTCCAGTGCTGATGTTTGATACAATATTTCAACAACCCAGAGAACTTTTCATTCTCTTGATTTTGAGGATTACTTACGCGAGCACAATATGCAATGTGTTTCTCCGCATCAGGAGTTACACTGATCAGTTTTACGTCGTTCACTTTTTTTCAGTACCTTCTTCACTAGTTTAGCATACATTACATCTTCTTGGGTATACCAATCTGGATGTTTTTTTGCACTTTTAATTATTTTTTTAGCTGCTTTCTTTGTGGATTTTTCTTCCATAGAAGTTAATCGGGATAACCGTCATCGTCATCAAAGATCTCATCATAATCAGTTATAACTGCACTACGTTCACTATTATATTTAGATACGTCAGAATATACCTCAGACTCCAATGCTTCTACTAGAGACTTAAGATTACGAACAATCAGTTTCAGTCGCTCTTGCTGTTCTGCTTCCATTAAAAAAGGGGGCGATTGCCCCCATTATAACATATTAAAATTGCAAGTCAATTAAATACTTTCCATTTTGGTATGCCTAGAGATTTTAGAAAAACCCATTTAGCATATGTAACACCACGATATGTCAGAAGTCTGAAGACTTTATCTGGATCATGTACCTCTGGATTGTATTCTGGAAGATCATATTCTACTTTGATCTTCAGCATTTAATTCCTCCTCAAGAGTGTTGAAGAAGAACGATTTCGCCGTAAAGTAGAGCCATAGTTGCAACACATGCCAAGGTAATTACGCCTGTGATTTGTAGTGCTTCCATAAGTGCCTCACTTAGTGTATGTGCGTCCACGATAGCAGAATGTGCCATGTGGTGCTTTGCCCGACTTACGAACTTCACAATCTACACCACGATATTTGGTGAGAGTGATTTGTGCATCATGAACGGCAGATTGCTTGTTGATCTGCTCTTTGATAAGTTGAAGGGTGTTCATTTGTTTTCTCCTGAAGTGGGTGATTTTGCTCCTTTAACCCCGTGGGGTGATCCGAGTTCCCGTTCCTTCAGTCGTTTGCGTCCGTCAAAGACGGATGAACGCTCCGTTCCGCGACTTACTTGCGTCTCATGTGTATGCTCCCTTACATTTCCCCGCGACTTTCGATCTAAGGTAACCTATAAGATTATACTTAGATTGGCGATCAAGATTGAGATCCATTTGAATTTCAACTGATCGTTGTAGAAACCTTTCACAAGACATATGCCAATCGTAAGGATTAGCGTCATTATGATGGGCAAGGGTTAATGCCAGTAAGATACTAAGCATGAGATGAACGACAAGTGTATACTACACTATCAATTCTATTTAGTCAAATGTGTTGGTATCAACACGAACATTTATAGTTGATCTTGTTAAGATAATTCAGTGTCTCTTTTAAACTTCCACGATGTTTTACTCCGATAGCAATCTGCGGGTATTCTGCACCTTCTCCAAACTCTGCTCTGAATTGTGCTTCAGTAAAGTCTACATCTAAAAGATATTCATGGAAATCATTATGAATACTTTTCAAAAGCATAGCAGCTCTTTCACATTCTTGATTTCCGTTGCTGTAGATCCATGCTCGGGTATTCATTTCTTTCTGCAATTATACTCGATTACAATTTTTTCGTGTTCGGTAGTTTTATCACAGCAAATATAATACTTTGCTTCCCCACCCAAGATTTTACACACATTATCTAGTTGAGTTTTAACAGCAAATTTTTTAAAGTCGTCGTCAATCACGTTGCCTCCAATCATCAGGTTTATCTTGCTTAAACCAATCTACGATTTCATCTGCACCATCGAATCCCGTTTTATAATTGGATGGATCGGGATCACCTAGTCCCATCCTATTCATAAAATCATCAACAGTTCCCTCCTCAATATCATGAGCGGCTTGACGACGTGCTTTATTCAACCAATCCCTAGCAAGGGTGTGTGCCTTGGCAAGTTTTTCTGCCCAGATCATATCCTCTAGAGGAACAACTTCTTTGTTGGCGATGCAACGGCAGATAGACTCCAAACGAAGTCGATACGCGGTAGAAAGCATGTTAGTTCGTTTTGAGTTTGTCTTTTAGATCTAAAACCTTATTGACTTCATCAATAGCAGAAGTCATCCTCGCACCAAGGATATCCATGATATCGCTGTAGATTATTTCATTATCCACGTAGTCATCGAAGTAAGTGTCGATTGCTTCTTTAAGATATCTTTTTCGATGCCACTCAGGACTGTAAGGTTTGTAAGTCATAATTAAGGTATCATGTGGATATTTAGTTATTGATCAACGCTCAATATAACTAAGGTTATGGTTCTCCGATTTTAACTGATAAATGATAATATCGCAACCTACTTTAGGTTCAGCGTTACCACATGTAAATATATCCACTGCTGCTTCTCCTTTTTCGGGCCAGGAATGAATACTGATATGACTCTCAGAGAGAAGACAAACAGCAGTTACGCCATGCGGTTCAAACTTTTTTGAAATAGTCTGAATAACCGTTGCACCACTTGCCTCAGCAGCGATCTCCAACAATTCTCTTAGATATGTTTCATTGTTAAGATAATCAAAATCACATCCATAAAGATTAAGGAGATAATGCTTTCCCATTATTCTATTGCTTCTGAGTCGATACCATATTCGTTAACCAAGCGATCAACTTCTGTTTCGATTCCAGAAAGTTTAGATAATTCAGCGATATTTGATTTTTGAAATTTCTTTAGTTTTTTGTATTTCTTGATAAGTTTTCCAACTTCATCAGTGTCTATTTCAAACCTAACGTTTCCATTTTTATCAGAGTCGTTAGTAAATCCTTTGAACCCTCTCATTATTTTTTCTTTTTTTCTTTTGGGGGAGGATTGCCCCAAAGTTTTGGATTAGCCCTTCCCTCAGATTGCACCATGGTTACAAAATTTTCTCTATACTTATCATAGTAAGCATCAAAGATTTTTGATTGTTTTGCTCCAACAACTAAATCGTAGTGCTCTACATCATCTACCTTATATGTGACAAGGTAGCAACTATTAGGAAGATCTGTCTTGTTGTCCACATTAGGATCACAATCCTCTTTAATAATTTTCAACTGCGTCCACCCCATTGAATGTCAGGATATGCCTGTTTCACTACATCATAAGTGATTTTGTATTTCTCTGCAAGTTTCTTGTCCTTTACAAGACAAAGAACCTCAGCTTCCCGTGGATGCAAACCACGAAGAAGATTAATAAACATCATCTCTCTACGAATATTACTGAGAGAATCATTACCACCTTTCACAAAGTTATAGAGGTTTTTATATTCTCTACGCAGTGAAGTCTTACCTCTACCGTCCAGATCTTGTCCTGTTGCAGACTCTCCACCCTTTGCTTCCCGTGCCAGAT